CGTCTAGATCGTACTTTCCTTTTGGCATAGTTTATTGTTGTTGTTGCATGGCTCCTGCCATCTTTTGTAACTGCTCTGGGTTTTCTTGTGCCATCTTACCGGCGGCGGTCGCCATGTTAGGTGCTACCTGCTGGGCCATCTGCTGTTGAGCCGCCTGTTGTTTTTCCTGCTCGATTTCTTCTTCGGTTTTAATCAGGCCCTCAACATCGATGCCCAAGGAGGTTGCTCTCCTCTTCAGGTAATCACTCATGTTCACATAAGTGGGGAACGAATCTCCCAATAGCTGGGACGCCCCTTGTATGAAGCTGTCTAACTTGTTCAGGTCATGGCCTCTTCCGAGTGCCTCAAGTCCTGTAACAATTGTGGTCTTGATTATATCTTTAGGTAACTTAGGTAGCCTGCCAGCTTTCGCCATGCGATCCATCAGTCGGTTGACCAGCGGCATCTGAAACTCCTGCGAAAGGATGGAGTAGACACCACCTAGGACGTCCTCCAATTCCTGTGCCATGAAGCGTATCTCCTCAGCAGTAACCCTCTCACCCTGTCGTTGGATGGATGAGTTCATCAGGAAGGCATGCCCTAGCCGCTCCTTGATGGTCTCTACTGTTTCTTGAGCCACCCGGAAGTCGGCAAACTTCTCCAACTGCAATACCGTGACGTCCTGTGCGTTGCCCTGCACGATAGCACCGTTAGGAGAATTAGCCAGAATGCGTGGGCGTGTGGTTCCATTAGGATTTACTAGGAATAATACCTTAGCTGCTGCTGCTGAGCCCTCCACGATAGCTTGGGTCAGCCCCTCAAGGGACTGAAGGTCTCCCATGTACTCCTCGATGAAGCCCCTACCGTAGTCCTCGTTCTCGATCCGCGTGTACCTCAAGGGTATCCAAGGGTTCTTATCTAGGGGGTAGTCCCCGTAGGCCTCAGGGATATCTATGTCAGCAACCTCTTGTCTAACCACCCACTTCTTTCCTTCCCTATAAATTCCTGTGAAGACATCGACAACCTTATCTTTGCCGTGTCCCAGTGACTGTACCGTTGGGTCACCTGCTTCCTCTAGGCGGGCGCGAACCCCAGCAGGTAGTACATCTGGGTCAATGCTCTCCTTCACAATGAGGGACTGCATGTTACCCATTGGGTCTCGCTTGCAGATGAACCTATCCAGATTGAAAACCCTCAGCCCTCCCTTTTCGGGGACATACAGCAGGACATTGCCTGCCACGATGAGTTGCTTGAGTGCTTCAAAGACTCCCACCCGGACAGCCGAGGTCTCTATCTCACTTTGTACGGCACGTTCGATTTCACCTAAAGCCTTCTCCAAGTCCTGCTTCATGGCAGGGTCAGCCTGTCCTTGGGAAGCCTTCTCGTACTCAAACTTGTCGATGATTAACCTGAAGAAGGGAGAATTAGGAGGAAGCAGTGCCAACAATAGCTTGGACGCTAGGTTGTTTACTCCTCTGGCTCCTACTCCTTGGAAGGGAGTGGGGTACTCAGTGCTTGAGCTATTAGACTCCGGGGGTACGAGGTACGGAATGGTTAAGGACGCAGCATCACGCGCTCTTCGTAGGAAAGGCCCCCGAAGCTGCTCGCACTTATCATAGTACTGTTTAAGGCTACCTGTGTGCATGATTAACCTGCGCTACCGTAGACACCTACGCCTGTAGCTGTGGGGTTAACACCAGCCGGTGACCCTTTGCCTACTACTAGGCTCCTCCGTGATTGACCGCGTCTTCGGCCTTTCTTTCCTCCGACCCTCATGTTCGCACCACGCTTAACATCTGCTTGTTTGTTCTGTTGTAGCGGGGCAAGAACAGGGGCTGGTGGTTTTACTACTGTGGGTTTAGCTGCGAAACACATTAGTTCTTTAGTTCTTCGTGGATGCTGATAAGTGTTTTAACTACAGAGAGTTGTCCCTGTTTATATCTAATGTCTATGATGTCTGTCTCCATCGGCATTTGATCTTTGTACACCTCACGTAGCCACATGATAAGCGCCTCGCTGACTGGAGGCAAGTTCTCAGTACCATAATTCAAGGGTAGGTCAAGGCTCATTTCGGAATATTTTGAGGGTGAGTATCATTTCTTCAACAGACTTGGACAATTCTTCTTGGGTCTTGTCGTTGTTGATGACGTAATCAAAGTTACTGTAGTCGTTCATATCGTTCTCCGACACATGATCGTCCGGCCCCTCCAGTTCAGCAAGGTTTTTGTAGGAGACATGTCTGCGTTCAACCTTCACAACATACCCTCCGTTACCTTTGATAAACTCTGCCTCGTTCTTGAAGCGGAGGTCAGTGATGAAGATGAGATCGAAGTGATCCTTACTCTTCTCCAGTATCTCAGCCATCTTGTTGATCCAGTAGTCGTTGCCACAGAAGTGACGCCTGAACTCTGTACCCCACACTTGGAGGAGAGACCTGAAGCCACGCTTGTGTTCCTCTATGAACTCAGCCCTGAACCCTGTGATCTCACTCACCTCGTGCTTTAGTGCATCTGCAAACCCAACTCGGCCTATCTTCGGCACGCCTGTGACGGGATCGTACTCGTTCATCAGTCGGGTTCGTTTGTAGTACTTAACTACCTCTTGGTATACGCTGTCCTTACCAGCCCTCTTCTTTCCACTCAACGCTATAATCTTCATGGTATCCAGTGTTTTAACTTTTCTGTTTTCACGTTGTAGTTCTCTACTCGTAAAATTCTTGCAAGCCTTCCTTGTACTAGCGCGTCAGACTCGGTCAGTCCTTGCGCCTCAAAGGCTTTCACTACTGCAGCCCACGTAGGGTCTGCCTCTAGTATGCGGGTGGCACGGGCGTGTCCTATAGTAGGGCAACCTGCGTACCCATCTGTGGAATCACCACACAGGGTCTGATACAGGTGAAAAACGTCTGCCTCTTTCCGCGAAATATTTTTGACCCCAAACTCTGGGTGACCCGGATTCCATAGTTCACAGGGTATGGTCTTCATGTCCTTGTCTGTGCTTACTATGATTTTTCTGTCACCAACTCTGAACATAGGGTCAGTCGCCCAGATTCCCAGAAGGTCATCAGCTTCTAGCTCTTGGATGACCTTGCCTCGCCACTTGTGCATCAAGTGTTCCCTCAGTATGGGTAGCCCTATAGGTTTGCGAGACTTCTTACGTGACGCTTTGTAGCTCGCGTCAACGTGCCTTCTAAAACATGTCGAACCTGTTAAAGCCACCTCTACTGTGTCAGCTTTGAGAGCTAGGGCCACAGCCTTGATGTCTTGATCCATCTGTGCCTTTGCCTGTCGCGTGTCTGTGTGGAGTGTCCACATATCATCGCCCCAGTCCGTAGCAACCTCACACCCGGAGGCATGCTTGTAAGCATAGATGTCACCATCCAATAGTATAACTGTCTTCATGTTGTTAACTGTTTGTGTATCCACTCAAAAACTTTTGGGTTGTGTGTCCATACGGTACACAATCCTGTTGACAATCTCGTTGTCGTTTCTTCTTCGCTGGTCTTGTCGTTGACCCCCATCACATAGTTCACCGCATGTATAACCTCGTGAAGAAGGGTGTCGCACACAGTCTTCTTAGGATAGGTCTTCACGAGTTGGATGACACAGTTGTTCAAGTCCACACTGCCGTGGTCATCCCCGCTCGATACCCATTCGATCTTAAAGACCTGATTAAGGATGATGATTTTAGTGGGCCTCCTTAAGGATGTCCCAGTTTTCCTTCCATTTTTCATATCTATTAGGCCTTGTTGTATGTACGCAAATCCAGCGTCGATCTATCTCATCCCAAGGGAACACGTAGGTGGTATCCAGAGGGCCAATGTGTGCCAGTAGCACAGAGTAGCCACCTACGGGAACCTCCACGCGGTAGTAGTCGAGCGCACTATGGACGCTGACCGACTTCACTTGGATCGTATTGAAGATGCCGTCATACTCAGTGACGAAGTCATAGCTAGTGGACAGTATAGGGTCAGACACCTGAAACCCTAAAGATATCAACCTCGATTTTAATAGTAATTCCACAGCTACTCCTAATGTTTCGTGTCTAATGTGTTTCTGACCAGTTTTTTCCCGCACGTGACTCCCCATCGAGGGGACACCTAAACTGTAGTGTTTCTGTTGTTTGTCTGATTGCATTGACTGCCTCCTCCTGCACCATTGCAACATGATCAGGCAGCACCTCTAACTGAAACTCATCGTGAACATGTGCTACGAAAGCCCAATCCACACCGTGCCTTAGCCCTTTCTGCTCTAGGTTCTCGTATAGGTGGACGGTGGCTTGCTTCATAACAACTGCACCCGCAGCCTGAAGCAAAGTGTTTAGAGCGGCGTGTTCACTCCGAACATATAAGTGCCTCCCGTCCAACCCCTTCAGGTGATCTCTACCCTCCAGTTTGGCAGTGATGCAAGCTTTAAGTTTTGCTAATGCGGGTAGGCTCCTTAGGAAAGTTTCCTTAATAAGTTTCCCTGCCGCCCTTCCCTTTCCAATGACTTCTCCAACTTTCGAGTCGCCTGCTCCATAGAGGAACGCATAAATGAAAGTCTTAGCAGCGTCCCTAGACGGTAAGCCAGCAGCTTTCTGATTCTCCACATGTATATCACGCTTAAGTATTTTCTCTGTGTAGTCTCCTTGATCATAGGGCGCTAGGTAGTGGGCCAAGC